ATTATCGCTTTGTGAACCATGCTTTGATTTCGTTAAAGCCGAAGATTGAGCCAACCAGCCAACCGCCAACCACGCACAAAACAGTCCACCACAAAGTGCCAAGAAATGCGTCCATGTCATGTCCTCCATTATTTCGAGTTCATCCGATCAATTTTCAACGCCAACGCGGCGATGGCTTCAGTGTGCTTTTCATCTATTGCTTGACCGCGTATGACGGCTTTGGTTAGTTCCGCTGCCGTCACGGTCAGTTGTTTTGTGTCCTCTGCAATTCGTGTCAGAACCGCATTCTTCTCGCCGAGCGATGAAACATAAAGACCCAACCCGATGAGGATGCCGATCAGCTGACCGACAAGCACAGTTGTCTGAAGCGGTGTCAAAGATGTCTTCTTTGCGGGAGCCATTATGCGCAGGTTCCGTCGATGGCGTTTGGAACACAGAAGGTGAACTTGAGAAGAGAATCACCGCCACGACTCATCAGCATGTGGACGCATGTTCCTTCTTTGATTGGCTGAAATGTAAAGCCAGCAGGAATGTTTCCGTCTAGCAGCCCCGGGCCGTTGTATGACCCCGACCCGCTTTGCTGCAATGCTTCAACCGTGTTGTATGCATAAATACCAGTGTTGGTATATGTCAACGACGCGCCAGATCGACTCTCAAACAAATTAGAAGAATCAAGATGCGCTAGATTCCAAGTGTATTTCCACCGTCTGCCTGAGATCACAGCCACATTTCCTGTGATGTATGCGACGAATGTTTGCTGAATGTTTGGAGGACTAGAGCGAGCGTCAAATTCATTGCGCTCGTTTACCTTGTCGGCCATCTTCTTGAATGCGCGGACATTCAAAGCACCGAAATTGTTTCGGATGTTGCCGTTGATATTCATTAGGTGTTCACAATTCCAAGTGCTGAGAAAGCGACTTCATCGGGAAATGGCTGCTTCCAATAGACAACATTTGCCTGCTCAGGATTCGCCGCGCTAATCGCTGATCCCGGTGTGACGCGGGTAGTCGACGCTCTTTGGTCTATGTCACGCAGCGGCTGCTGTCGTAGGTGGTAGGTCGTAGGATCGTATGAGAATTGATAATTGATTTCATATTGACTCGGGCCAATTCTCGAAGTGTTTGCACCTACAAAAAGAAGTGAACTTGCAGCACATACAAATGTTTGACCAGTTGAACCCAAAATAAAAGCGGCAACATTTCTTTTGCCAGCCACCGCCAAAATTGTTGCGTAATCAGGTCGACCGTAGATCACATTTCGCACACTGATATTCTGAATTGGAAGCAACATTGATACTGGTTCGCCCGCGCTATCTACCTTTGTTCCTGCAATGTCGATCAATGCTGGCAGCGATATGTTTGAACTGGTTGGAACAGTTGCACCTGTGCGCCAAATGTCAACCGTCTGAACGGAGGTCTGCACTTCGATGCTCGTGAAACCCACTTCCGTGGCCGTCTTTACATCTGCCGCTACTGGGCCTGCTGCTGCGTCTCCGACAGTTGAATCAAAATTGAAGTCGACAACCCACAACTTACCTAGACCATCTTGAACAGGAGTGATGGTGTAGGAGATGAATCGAAAGAATGGAGCCGCAACCGATTCAGTGCCACCGCCAAAATCCAAGTACGGCGTGATCGGGTTTGTGACAGTTGTGTCGACGATGTTGGCAATCGTCAGACTTTGCTCATCAGCATCCCGAACAAGGTAACTGTGAACGGCTGTCCACTTGCCTTTGTCGAATGTTGCCGAGCGCGTGCGTTGAAGCCATACGAGACTGAATGCCATTATGCCGTGCCTCCTGAGTTGTCGACGATTTGTCGAAGTGCTTTGAGTTGTTCGCTTGCGATATCATTCGCCTTCTTTGCGCTGTTGAGCAGTTCGGTCTGCTTGGAGAAGTCTGCGGAACCCGCAACCTTGACGCTGCCGATGGCGGTTGCGAGTGAGTCGACTCCCGGCATGGCGTTGCCTCGATTCGCCTGTTCTAAATTCTTGGCGGCCGCATCCGCTATCTCCTGCCCCTTCTTCAAGTCCTCAGTGTTCCATTCTTGGATTTGCTTTTGAAGTTCAGATTCTTTGCTGATGTCTTTCTCAAGTTGCAGTTGCTCTGTTTTTGCGTCAACGATTTTTTGATATTCATCGGAGTGCAGATTTGTTCTTTTCAAATCAATTAGAAAAATCTCCATCTCTGTTTTGCCGAGTTTCTCCGTGTCAGTGATGATGTCCGCAAGGATGTCGGCGGCATTCTGTCGTTCGCTGTTTTCTTTGGCTAGAACATCTTGATATTTTTTTTGACTATCTAGTCTTTGTTGCTCTGCAATTTTTTGTGTTGCTTGAGCAGCCGCTTCTGATACTTGAACAGCCGCATAATTTGCTTTTTCTTTTGCGGCTGCTTCGATTCTGCTTTGCTGCTGCTGTTGCTCTTGTCCCATTGCGCCGCCGTAGTATCCAGCTGCGTCAAGCATCGAAGCAATCAACTTGCCTCCTGATCCAACGATCGGCAATCCCTCAAGTGTCGTAGCAATGGTTTGCCCGATTGAAGTGACAGCCTCTCCAAAGCCTTTTATGCTTCCATCCTTAAAACCTTTTACAAGTTCATTGGCTGCGTTTAATCCTGCATCGATCAAACCGATGGCTCCCAATCCGCCTAGCACTTGACCTACTGCGCCTTTAATTTGCTTTGCATTGATCTTGGCAATATGACCCGCGATGCCAGCACCGCTTTTCTTTGCGGCATTTTCGGCTGCTTTCATGCCTTGCACAAACGGATCAGGATTCGCGTAGAGATCGACTGTCATCTTTCCTGTGACTGGCATTACTTAATTCCCATCTGTCGTTTGAGTTTTTCAAGTGCTTGCTGTGGTGTCTGCTTTGGCTTCTCAAAGTACGGCATGAAGTCTTGCGGGCTGTACGACTTTGAATTGCTAGACCTGTTCGAGTTGGCAATCGTCGACGCAACAATGCCCGCGCTCAAGTCATTGCGCTGGCGTGAGTCCAAGCATCCAGTGATGCTCTGATATGCGATCCATTCTTGGAGTTCTCGTGATGACATTCGATCTCCTAATTCGGCAACAGTCATTTTCAATTCAGCCGCAAGCGTGAACATGAACAGCCTTAGTCCGCTGCGGCATCTCAGTTTTTTTCGAGTTCCTCAGCGTCCTTTGCCCCAAGTCCCGAAAGGCGTTGACAGTGCTCGTAGAGTTTGTCGATGACGCTCGCAGGCATTGCGCCTACTTCTGCAATCTCTGCATCCGTGAACAGTCTCACGCCAGCCTCGTCGGTTAAACACCTCACGACGAGACTGGCGCGGATGTTCTTCACGCCCTTCTTGATGTCACGCTCCGAATACACATACTGCTCCCATGAGTCCCGCTCGCCAGCTGTGAGGCCGCGAAGCGAGATAAGTCCGTCAATGCCCGCAACCTTGACGGTGGCGGTTGGGATCTTGAGTGCAAGTAGTTGTTCTCGGATTGACATGTGGGTTCTCGATTAGGTGGTTGGGGTAATCGTGTACACGCCGCTGCACTTGATGGTGAATGACGCAGTCATCACAGCGTCGAGACCAGCCTTAATGCTGAGAGATGTGACGATGCCGATGCCAGTGATCTTGGTTGATTGATAGCCAGAACCACCAAAAAAGATTTCATAACTTTGTTTTAGACGACTAGTGAGAGCGGTTTGCAAAACCAAGATGCCTGCATCGTCGCTGTCGTAGTTCACTTCTGCGCTGATGGAACCCGGGTCAAGCAGACCAGCCTGAAAAATCTTTACTGCTGAAGCAAGAGAAGTGGTTTCAATGGTGCTTTGAGCAACCCCATCAAATGAAAGTGAGGTGCACTCGCCGACTGTTACAAGATTTGAGGTCTGCACTGTGTCTTGCTGAGTTGGTGCAGCCGAAGTATTCGCAGGATTTGCAAGAATCTTGAATGTTGTTCCGTAACTAATTAACTGAGCCATGTGATTATTCTTTCTGTGTTATGGCTGCGATCCGTCAGTTAACGCAACTGGAGAAGGAGCCGAAGCCAAGTAATAAATTTTTAGAGTCACGCTGCAAACGAACGCACCAAGTTCAGTGCCTTCGCCGCCAAGGTCGTAGTTCATGTTTGTGCCATCGATGCGAATGCTTTGAATCGTCATCGGGCTGTTTGTTGAGGTCGCCAGTGTTCCCTTCGCTGCGTAGAGATCGACCCGCACGCGGTCTGCAATGTTGGCCGCAGAGACGAGCGATGAATGCACGCAATCGACAGTCACTGTGGCGACCCGCAGGCGGTCGGCTCCAACAAGTGTCGGACTCGCAGTGTCATCGCTTTGCGAACTCACGACGATGAACGGCATTGGAGTCGCTGGCGTGACGAACGACTGGAAGATCTTGGTCGAAGACCCAAGACCTGTGATCACGCTTGGAGACTGCTGCAATGCAAGATGAATTGCTTCTACGAATTTCATCGTGCAGCCCTGTTCATTTCGTTTGCGATGCGCTTGAATACTTTGTCGAGTCCGTATCCAACATCCTCAGTGAATTTGGCGTTGATTGCCGCGCCGTGAGTCTTGAAAAAATATTGAAATATTTTCCAGCCTGTGTATGCGCGTGCGGGATCTTTGTAGCGACCGTGCTCGATAAGCCAGGAGTTTTGCGTATAGCCCCAAATGCGGCTCCACACGCTGGCCTTGTTCTTTCCGATTTCGTATGGAATGATTCTGTGACTGTAGATATTGTGAGCGATACGAAGTCGGCTCTCCTTGATCGGATGGATCGGCTGATGCTTATTCGCACGCCATCGCCACGACTTTTGAGCCTCGGTTTGATTGTCGTCGTTCTTGCCGATGTATGTGCCGTACAAGCCTGCAAGTTTGTCTCGCGGTCTAGTCAACGCTTTGATCTCGGCTTTTTTCAAAACCTTGTAAAGATCGTCGGTGCGCATGGTCTTCATCTGATCAAGGAACTGATCCAAGCCTTTGATGATCTTGCCGTCGCTCGACATTACTGCACCTCTCTGCATTGCATAGTGAGCGTGTGACCCGCAGACTTGTAGTCAACGATGGAGACAATCTCGAATGTGGTGCTGATCGTCGTGCCGTTAGTGCCGCGACTCAGGCTCGCCGTGAAGCGGTCAAATGGCTTGATGCCCGGGTAAAAGTTGGTTGTGATCTGATGCGTCACGACTTGGCTGAGAGCCATGTGGTTTGTCTTCTCGACCGCGCTCGAATCTTTGATCTCGCCAAAAATGGTGTCGCCAGCGGTGTATGTGTAGGTCGGTGTGCCAAACGAAGTCAGGGTCTGCGTGCGTGCGCCGATCACCATCGGAGTTCGCATCATGCCGCTGTTCATTGATATTCACCCGACTTGTATTGAGCGATCAAAGCCTTGATCGTGCCGGGCACTTCGTATTGTTGACCCGGTGCAAGTGTGGATCGATAGTCGTAGAGCGTCGAGCACTGCATCAAGATTGCGTGCTTGAGTGCGATCGGGATCGCAGTTGCACTAGAGCCGTGACCAGCCACATAGACAACGGTGACGACTCCTGCGCCGCCGCCGACGAGCGACGGCCATGACTTGCCGTCAAGCAGCTGGATGCGACCAATGCCGTTGTATGACTTTACCGTGTAATCGGTTGACGCTGAGAGCGTCTGCGTGTTGCCGTCGGTGTCGACATATTGCACGCTCGTCACGCTGACTAGCGGCGAGCGCGGCAATGCGATCTCGTATGACGAGCCGTTGTAGACCTCGCCGCTCGAGCCTTGGACTGGCGTGTTTTGTGGGAATGCGTCGTAGACCGATGTGAATGTCGTGTTTGGAATTGCGATGCCGCAATAGTTCTCGATCATCTGTCGGGCTGTTGTAATGATCGATGTCGACCCGCCGCTGCTTGCGGCGATGTAGGTGTCGTCAAGCGAGTGGAATATGCGCAGATGCGCCTTGGCTTGCGCAGTTGAGATCGGCTCGAAACTTGGTTCGGTTGTGATCTTGGTGTTGACTCTCATCGCGGAGTTGCTCCCTTCTTCACAGCCTTGCATGGCACGGCCCGCGAGCAGCACTGCACATCGTCGGAGTCTGCACGCTCGGCGTAACCGAGTGCGAGCCACTCGATCGCTGTGCGCTCGTCGACGGCGATGACTTCGCCCGGCGCGTGAACGCCAGTCGCTGTCACAACTCCTTGAATCATCTTCACATTTCGCATAAATCCTCGGCACGCATTTCTGCGAGCCGAGGGTTGAGTCAAATCAATTCAGTGATTAGGTGGCGCAAGCAAAAACTCTGAATGCGTCAGCAAGCGTCACAGCAAAATCGCAACGCGTCGTCGCGATGTATCCAGTTTGCGAATTCACCGCAAAGATTTCTTTCAAGACGCGCATGCTGTATGAGCCACGCTCTGCGAGTACGGAATAGTTTCCGAAGTCGCCGATCACGCCGATCTTTGCAGTCGTCGCAACCACTGGCATTGCGGCTGATGCGTAGACAGGGATGCCCATCAATCGATCAGGCTCACCGAGTGCGCCTGAGTTTTGCCAGAAGTAATTTACAGTTCCAGCAACTGAGCCGAGTTGGCGCAACTTGCCGAGAGTCGCATCGTGAACCAAGATGCTGGCATTCGTGCGGTATTGACGAGGCAGTGAATAAACCCAATCAATCACTTCAGCGGCTGTGAATGCACTGTTTACCGAAGTCGTCTTGCCAGTGGTGATGCCCGCGCCTGAAGACAGCAGAGGATTCTGCGGGCCGTTGCTGACGGAAGCAGTTGCACAGAATGCTGTTTCTTCCGCTTGCGCAAACATACGAGCGAATTGCTCGGTAAGAATTGACTCGATGCTGAAGCCAGCGCCACGAGCAGGAGCGTCTTCTGCGAGTTCGTTCGATACCTTGACGAGTGCCGTCAACTTCGCTGGTGTCAGTGTGACCTTTGCGTAGGTTGGCGAAACATCCGCAATCGTGCCCGCTTCCGCGGCCCAACTTGCAGAACCAGTGGTCGATTCCACGGCCCATTCTCGGGCGTATGAGCCAATGGTCACAACTTTGGTCAGTTGACGGATAGCACACATCGTCTTGAGTTTGGTGGTGATCGCATTGTGAAACTCAAGTGGTGGCAACACTGTGCCGCCTGAAGCCTCGCTGATTGCGCGGATCTCCATTGGGTTGGTGTACTCACCGTTACGGAGGTATGAACCCCAAGCGTTGCGATACTCGTCGGTGTCGGTGTTGCGTGCAGACTTGTTGCTTGCATTCTCGATGCCAGGCAGATTGCGAACCTGCTTAGGAGCCTCAGGAGCCTCAGCCTTGAAACCCGCGCCAACATTCATCAGTTCGTCACTGCGTTGTCGTTGCGCTGTCAGTGATGCGTATTGCATCTTCAACGCGCTGTACTTCGCTTCGAGAGCGTCTGACATGCCTTCGCCGCTATCGTTAGCGTCGTCGCACATCTTCTTCATTTCGGCGTACACAGCGCCCATCTTTTCTACTAGTGCCTTGTATCCACTATCGTTTGCCATGATAAAAATCCTTCTTGTTGTGTCGAGCGAGAGTCGATCACCTCAACGCTGAGGCAACAGACACGCACGCTCGACGGTGAATGTCTGTGAAATAATTCATTAGCCGCGATACACGCCGTATGCGGCATTGATGTCTGTGAGAACGCCCGCGCATCGCATTGAAACGACGAACGCTGTTTGATTGCTTTCGCCGAAGGTCTCCACCAAGCGCGTGACTTGCACGCCTTCGGTTGTTGAGAAGAATGTGTAGCGGGAGAGGTCGCAGAGGATTGCGAAGTATTCGCCCGCTTGAATGGCATTTGTAGTGCCTGCTTGCCCTGGGGATAAATCTGCCCACACAAAGGGGCGAGCAAAAACTTTCTGATCCTCGATGAACATTGGATTGGATTGATTTGCGACCCCCATCATTGCTGAACCAAAACCGCGATTAACTTGCGTATTAAAAATCACGGTGCATCTGTTCCAGTAGGAAGGTTGCAAAAGATCTTGATTGCATAAGCCCATCAAAGCGCCGATGCCGTTTGTTGACTGCGACCAAGTTGCATAAGACCCGCCGAGCACAGTCGTCGTCGTAGCACTTCGTGCGCTGTATCGCTTCAGCGTGCTTGCCAATCCGTGGCAAGAGTCGGAGCCGAGAGCCGTGCCTGTACCCGCAGTGACTGAATCAGTCGCATTGCCGAGCATGATTTGGCGATTGATTTCCTTACCGATGTCTTGCGCGGCTTGGCGCACAATCCAACTTTCAACGCTGGCATCGCCTTGACCCGCAGAGTCTTCGAGCAGTTCGTTTGACACTTTGACCATCACGCTAATGCGCTTGAGCGCAAGAGTGGCCGTGGTTGATCCTGTGGTACTTGTGCCGGGTAGCGCAAGTGTTGGAACTACAACTTGTGTCGCCGTTGTCGTTGCGTCAATCAGCGTGCCCGCTTCGCCGGGATTCTTCTGCACATTTAAGCCGCCCATCGGGCTGCGTGTGCTTGTAAGAATTGGCACGCTCACGGTCGAACTGTTCACGATCATCTTGCTGACTTGGCTGTACACAGCGTCGTCACCGAGCATCTCGTTGAATTTGTTGGCGTAGATGGTTGGGAATAAAACCGTTCCTCCGCTCGTCTCACTCAGAGCACGGATTTCGGTGTCGGTCATCGAGCGTGCGCCACGCTTCATGTATTGCGAGAAAAGGTGGCTGTAGTCTTCGCTGCCACGGTCGAGTTGGTTCTTGTTGGTCATTCAAAACTCCTTGCGTGTATAAAAGAAAACACGCAGCAAAATGCGGAAGGTCTAAGTACGCATCGGGCCAGCGTGCTCTCGGGGAGTTCGCGGAAGTCCGCTCTCGTGATCGATCGCCGTCAGGCAGCGTCGGTCGAGGCTCTATTCAGTTATGCAGCCCATTATCGCAAACGGATTTTCGCTCGCAAGGGGGCTAGATCAAAATTGTGGAGGAGGCAGATAGATCTTTGGCTTCTTGGCTTTCGGTTGCTCGGCTCGGGCTTCGACGCTGGTTGCGGGGTTGGCGGGAAATGTCACGACCGACACCTCGAGCAACTTGGCAAGTTGCACGACTCGCGTGCCTTTGGTTTCGCCCTTGATCGGTGGCTCGTAGGTTTCCTTCAGGCAGATAAACCCAAATGAGCACTGCGTGACAATGCCTGCACGCACCAGCGCGTGCGCTTCCTCGCTTGTGTCAGTGTCGGGCAGATCGCACTCGAAGCACAAACCCGAACGATCTGCATAGACCTTTAGGTTGCCTGCGCTCACGCGGCCCATCGGCTTTGCCGTATCGTGGTTCCAAAGCAAAGCGATCTTGTCGCCGTCGGCTTTGATCGATGCGTCAAAGCATGTCGGCTCTAAACGCTCGTAGCAATTTCCCATGTCGTATCGCTCCCAATTCGCGGCGATGCCGTTGAGTCGCAGCGGCTCACCGGGCTGTGGTTCGGTTTGTTCGATGCGGACTGCGCCAGCCTTGCGGGTTTCGATGTTGCTCATAGTTGCTCCTTGTTGGTTTGAATGAGTTCTTGAATCAGGCGCGTGGCGAGTGCCACGGCCGTCTCGGTGTGTCCTGTGAGATGCCAGTCTGCATTGCGTGCCTCGGTCTTGATCGACTCTGCGAATGCGTTGGCGATGGCAATGCCGTCGCTTGCGCGGTCACTGTGACCTTGCAGCACGAGAAGCCCGCGCATGATCGGTGCGATCTCGCTGGCGATGCGTGCGACATCGGGTATCCACTTGGATACCTTTTCTTTTGTACGGCATCCTTTGAGATACTTGGCTTCTGCTTCACAGCATCGAGTCATCGCTGAGAGTGCGGAAGGAAAGAATAAGTCAACTGCACGATCAAGCGATTTAGTTTCAGCTGATACGGTGGGTGCTGTTGGCGGTGCAGCCTTGACTACATTCGTTCCGTTAAGAACCGTAGCGATCGCATCCTGCGACAGTGTTGGGAACGCAGTCACGATCAACGCCTTGGCTGCATCCTTGGTCACAAGACCAGTCGAGAAGTTCGCCAAGATCGTCAAGATCGCAGCGACTTGTGCGCCGTTGAGTCCTTCGCTTGCAAGCGTCGTGCTTGCATCACTTGACGCTGGCACAACATCCGACTGCGGCGGCTCAATCTGTGTTTCGGTTTCAGTGGGGACATTCGGCGAAACAGGTGCAGCCGCAGTCGGAGTGCTCGTGTTCAGAGGCAAGCGGATCGACTCGCCGCCTTCGACGGCAGGCAATCCTTCACGCGCTCTGATTTCGTTGGGTGTCAAGATGCCGTTAGTGACAGCAACGGCATACGCGCTGAAGCGAGTCGACATGTCGCCGCGCAACAGATCATCGAATGAGATGCGGGTCGTGACATCGTCGCCACGCTTAATCAACTTGCGATTGACTTCCTGCTCAAGTCGAGCAGCCCAACCCGCCAGCGTGCTCTGCACAAAGACTGCGTTGGCTTGCTCGGCTGACGAGTAGGACACGCCGTCGTTGTCGCCGACGCGATGCGAAGGCACATTGAATGCGGCCGCGATCTGTTGGCGGCAGAACTTCTTCATTGAGTCGAGGTCGCTGTCTTTGGCGTTGGTGCTGATCGCGTCGAACTTCAATCCTTCTTCCAAAATTGCAATGCGTCCAGCATTTTTAGCACCCGAATGCACGCGAGAAAATGCTTCTCGCAATCTGTTCGCACCTTCCGCGCTCAGTCTGCCCGGCATCGAGAGCACGCCAGCGGGTCGACAGTTGTTGGACAGGAAGCGTGAAGTCCACTCAGCCAGTTCGATCTCTAATCCGATCAGGTCTCTCATGCGATGGATCGGTGCTTCGCCGAGTAAGCCGTCGGCAGATGGCCCGACGACATGGAGAATGTCGTATGGTCTAAATTTGCGTTGCTTGATTTCCTCGGATGCCTTCTCGTCTGCCTTGCCTGTCCAGTATTGGTAGTAGGGTTGATTTGCCGCGTCACGCATCATGTACATCAAGTCAGGTCGCAGTCGTTCCATTCCGATTGGAGTGCCCGCAGGGTTGCGCATAATGAATGCGAATGAATTGCCGTAGAGCAAGCAATCAGAAATCTGCGCCTCTCTAAAAGTAAACGCACTCATGTCTTCGTTAACTTCGTAATTTAGTATGGAATACAGCGGGTTTGTCACATCATTGCTCGCGCCGTCCGCGCTGTTGCGCAACACATGCCACGGCATGCGAGCGAGAGTCTGCGAGATCAATCGCACGCAGGCGTACACAGTCGGAGCCTCCATTGCGTTGTCGGGCGAGATTGTCTTGCCAGTCCACGCCCACGATGAGACATACGACTGGATGCCGCCGCCGATCGGCTGTCCGATTGGCGTTGTGTCCTCGAATAAACTTCGCTCAGGGGCTTTGCCGAGTGCGCGTGTGATGAGATCGATCAAACCCATTGGAGTGGTTCCTTTTCGTATATGGATGTTTTGTTGTCTGCGTCTTTGTGCACCATGCACGCCAACGCCGTGACGAGCGCGGCGATGCAATCGATGCGCTCCGTCGAACTGCTTTTAGATAATTTAATGTTGGCCGCTGGATCCGTATCGATTATTGCATTTGCCATTGTCCAATTTACAAGTGGGCTATTTTGATGCTTGATTTTCTTCCCAAGCACAAGAGCCTCAAGTGCTTTACATGGCTCGCTCATTGTGCGAAAGCCTTGGCGCACCTCGAGCATCGGCAGACCTTCCTGTTGCAATCCGACTGCAAACTGCGTTGCGTTCCAAGGGTCGTAGCCGACAGCCTTGACCGAGCGAGCGATCTTGGAGATGTCGCGAATCTTCTGCGCCACATATTCGTAATCGACAACATCGCCCGGTGTGGCGATCAGTGAGCCTTGCGATGCCCAAGTGTCGTAGGGAACTCGATCAACCCGCGCTCGTCTGCGGATGCCGTTCTCAGGACAGAATGCGTATGAGAGAAATGCGACATTCTCATCTTCGTCGACAGTGATGACTGCGACCGATGTCAGATCGGTGGTCGTCGAAAGATCAACTCCGATGTAGATGTCCTTGCCCGCAAAGTATTGCTCGTCGATCTCGGGCGCGGCGCACGCGGCCCACGACTCGAGCGAGATCCATCGCTTCTTTGTTTCTGTCCATTGGCACAAGTACAACTGCCTGAATGCGATTTCGTGACCGGGTAACTCTTGCGCCTTCTCACATTCGCTCTTGAGGAATGATTCATCGACGCTCACGCCAAGATTTGGATTCGCAGCACGCCACACCGCAGGCGACTTCCAATCCGCATCAATGGGTGCTCCGAACAGCACTGGCAAGTGAGCGCGGTCGACGACAGTGCCCGCACGGACTTTCTGACTGTACAAATTTTGCTCATAGCATAATGAGTGTTTGTCAAAACCCGCAGTCGTAATTGCAATAGTAAGTGGCTCCTGTCTTGCTCCCACGCCAGTCAACATCGCATCCCAAAGATCCCTGTTTGGTGCTGTGTGCAGCTCATCGAATATTGTCGTTGACGGACTCTTGCCGTGCTTTGTTCCTGCGTCAGCTGACAAGATCTCGATCTTGCCGTTGTTCTTTGAGCATGTGATCGTGTTGCGATAGATCTCGAGCACGCTCGACAACGCAGGACACGCTCTGATCATTGCCTTGCATGCGTCGCCGACGATTGCCGCTTGGTCTCGACTTGATGCACAGCAGTAGACCTCGGGGCTGTTCTCTCCGCTGGCGAGCAGCGACCACAGCGCAAGGCCCGCAATCAATGTGCTCTTGCCGTTCTTGCGGGCGACCTCGATGTATGCCGAGCGATATCGGCGCGTGCCGTCGGCGCGTTGCCAGCCAATCAAGTTGCCGACGATCGCTTTCTGCCACGGCTGCAATTCAAATGGCTGACCAGCCCACTTGCCTTTGCTGTGTTGCAATGCCTGAGAAAAAAATGCGAAAGCAGCGTCGGCTTTTGATTGCACGAAGTGATCGCCGTCGCCCGCAGTCGCTACTGCGTCGTAGCCGGGCAAGTCGTATCGTTTAGGATCCGAACTTGAACAAGTTTTTGATCGTGTCTTCTTTGCTATCGCCAGCGGCTTTCTGACCTTGAAGTGCAACCCGACTCGAAGCAGTCAAACCGAAGTGAGTGATGATCCGCCACGCCGCGTCGCGCGACTCCCGACGCGCTCGTGCCCAAGGATTCATCATCGGTATCCCGCCTTTGCCCTCGATCACATCGCCACCTGACTTGACAGCCATGTGTGCGGCGTGCTCCCCGAGAGCCAATTCGTTTGCGAGCATGCTGACGCTGATGCCGTCTTGCTCTTTCATAACTCCTAACTTAGTAATCTGTGACACGACGAGATCAAAGATTCTTTTGCTCTCGATGTTCTCAGTAATGCACGGCAACATCAGCGGCGTGCCGTCAGTGCCGACAACTTCGCCTTTGAGTCGACGCGCCCCGCGTCGCGATCCTCTTAGATTTAGTATTGATGTTGGTGTCGGAGCGGGGCCGCGTGTTCCCATGCGTGCAGTTTTGCAATTTTATTTTCGCTCGCAAGTGACGCGTGGAATTTTGTTACACTCCGCATGCGATGTCATCGACACCAGCACCTGCAAAGTGTCAAATATTGGCACTTTCGACCTATAAACAACCCGAACACGCGTGTAAACATG